CTTGCTATCCTATCTTCAATCAAGTCTGATATTTCATTATCTTCGAAATATGGAATTGTTGTTGACCTACAATGTGGATGTAGTGGGGGGAGGTTAACTCCTACCTTGGCCTCTTTTAATTCAAATATCTTACCATCTAATTCCCTACATATATCAGATGTTCGACTATCCAATGTAGCAAGGTATTGATACTTCTCTACAACCCCACTTTCCTTATATGCTTTCATACTTCCCTTATTACTAATATAATTAAGCTCTGTACGAATAAGCCTTTGAGCGTTGTAATAGCTGGTTTGCATCTTATCTGAGAAAGCCTTAGCTACTTCCCTTGGGCCTCTGCCTCTTACAAACTCTTGGGAAAGCATTTGCTCAAGTTGAATAATTAGTTTGTTCTTATCTGCCCATATTCTATCACTATAGTTTTGACCTACCCATCTTTCTCTTATGGCCATTTCCAACTGTTTACCTCCGGGAGTGGTAAAGCTTATCCCGAAGCCTGCTTGCTTTTGAATATCAAACATTGTTCTGTAAAATCCATCTTGGTATGCTTCCGTTAATATTTGTCCAAGACCTATGTTATGGCCAGTAGAAAGAGTTTCTATATTATGTCTAATATTAGTAATTAACTCTTCTATTCTGCTTACATAAGCTCTTCCGGATAACTCTTTCAGATAAGCTTTGTATTCAGCCGTAAATGCTTTGTCCCCTAATCTTTCTACTTCATCTAAATATATCTTCGCATATTGATTAAAGTCGAGTAATTCTTTAGGTGTAAGCCTTTTACGAGCTTCTAATAAAGTAATCTGATTCTCCTTTGCATATCTCCCATAAAATGCTTCTATTTCTTTAGTGATTTGTTCAATAGTAGCTTGGTAGGCTTTCTTTAAGTCTTTTTCATATTGTAGAGCTAATTTTTCATTTTGTATTAGTGTTAGCTCTGAACGCCTTTCCCAATACTCTTTGCTTGGTAGCTTTGGCATTATTCTTCACCACCTTCACCGGCTCCTTCATCCTCCAAGTTATCCCCATCATCCCCAAAGTCTGGATTCTGTTGTTTTATCAACTCTTGCATTTCTGCCATCTTGGCCTCTTTCTCTTTTGCAAGTCTATCCAGTTCTCGTTGAGTATCGGTTACCCACGGGTGATTTGCTATTATTGTTTCATCACTAATTATTCCAACACTGTTCTTTGTATCTTCAATAATTTCATGTTCGTTGATTATACTGTCTGTATTAAAGATAATGTCGAAAGTCGTTTCTGTGAAATCCCCAATACCCTTGTTTAATAAGTCTACTTTAATAAACCATATTAACTCCTCAAGGGCTGCTGTAAACTCACTAGCCATATCATCTGTATCACTATCAAGGTCAGCATATCTAAACTTAAGGGCTACCCCTGATGCATTACCAAGACTTACTTCCTGTGTATCTACACCACTTCCTGCTTCGTAGATATCTTTACGTAATCTATTTAGATGGCTGTCAATTGCTGCAATGTCCATCTTGGTTTCTACTACGGACATATCTCCATCTCCGGATACGAAAGCTGTTCTAAATGTGGCAAGGTTTTGTACGAATTCCCCTTTATCTGTTCCATCATAGTTCTTAACAACCTTGATACTGTTTGGAACATCCTGCAGATTGTTTGAGGTATCTGAAGTGTTTATATCATAATCATCAATAAGCGGCTTAATCCATTTTAACAAGCTAATTTCCTCAGCATTATATTTGAATCCTACGAAAGGTACTTTCTCCCATGTAGCTTCAACATTCTGAACCATTGGGTTTCCGTTATCATCTACTTGTACTTGCCCATTCTTATCTTTTACCTCTTGACTAATAACAAAGTGACCTCTAAGTCCTTCATCCTTATCCGGGTCAGGTTCAAGTCCTCTATCTCCCTTTACGAAATACCAAACTCCTTGTGTAGTGTGATATTCTACTTTTACAACTTCTTTCTTTACCCCATCAGGTAAATATCTGGTGACAGAATAAACTCTTAATACAGCTTCTAATATAGTATGGTCGGCATCTGCCCAAAATGGAATAATCTCCTCTGATGGTATTCTTTTAAAGCTTAGTTGTCCTAAATCATTGTAATATACTTGTACCCAAGCGATTCCATTAATAATAGCATCTCTTCCGACGTTCTTTAACATCTTTAAGAATTTTTTGTTAATATAATCAGCCAAAGCATTTGAGAAGTTCTCGTCATCGCATTGGATGCTTAATTCCTTACTAAGTAGATAATTGACTTTTTGATTTGTTAATTTACGCATAAATGGATGGGCAAGCTTACTATTACTTAGATTGGTAACTTCTTGTTTAACACCCTTTCTATCTATATAGTAACGCTTCCTATCCTTGATGTCATTATCATTCATGTAATAATCTTGTGCTTTGAGCATTAGTTTTCGCTTCTCACTGTCTTGCCATTCGTTAATCATTGAAAACAAAAACTCCTGCTGAGGCTTTCCAAGATTGGCCAGTTTGGTTATCTTGTTTTTAATATCCCTCATTGCAGAGGTTTGATAATTATTGAAAAACATATGGTATCTAGCTCCTTTCCTTATTATTATATAGAACTTAGTTGTTTAACGATTATTATACTTAATAACTCGAAAAACCGACTTTGTACAATCGTTTGTACAAGGTTTTTATTGACCACTCCATATATTAGGTCGCTCGAATTACCAGCTAAAGTTAGTAGAATTCAGTTCTTCAGTAGCATACCTTAGAGCATCCATTAGGTGGTTATATTCATCTATTGGGTCAGTGCTTGGCTTCCCCGTATCCTTATCTGTTGCCCATACATAGTTATTTAATTCTACTATAGTATTAACGCACGATGGATGAACATATATCTTATAATCCTGCAGTTTCTGTATTCCTGCTTTAACTGAGCCCTTGACTTTCTTTGCCCCAAACATTCTATATAATCCTAAATCTTTTAATTCATCAATTGTTTTAGGGTCTGCGGAGTCTGCGCATATTCTTGCTCTTTCAAATCCTTTATACTTTAATGTTGCATGTATATCCTTGTTCTTCATATGAGTTTTGTACACTTCGTCATAGATGAATATCTTCTTCTCTTTCTCATCTGCCAGTAATGCAATGAATGCTGTGGGGTCATTGGTATATCCAAAGTCAATTCCGTGAAGTTGTCTATATTTAGGGGAGTCATCTCTATCTAATTGACGTTTCATGTATTCAGCATCGAAGTCAAGTTCTTGCCAATTCTCAAATACAAGCCCTTCTGCGATACCCCATTCTCCGAGCCCCTCTATACTATATCTTCGAGGATTCTCTTCTTTCATCTTTTCAAATATTCGGATATCGTCTTCTCCAAGGAATTCATTACAATCATAATTCTTTGTTAAGGCTAATATATCTCCATCTTTACTCAAACCATCTGTTCCCACTTTATCAAAGAAACGTCCCTTGAGCCATATCTTTTCACTCCAAGGGTTGAATGTAAGGGTATGCTGTTTAAATAATGGTTCAGGCATTTCCCCTCTAATAGACATATCAATTTTGTTAAAATCTTCTTCGTTTGTACATTGGAATGCTTCTTCCCACCATACCCAACAAAGTTCTCCATCTTCTACTGTAATAGATGTTATTGATTGAGGGTCATCTAATCCTCTGAACATTATCTTTTGTCCTGAAGGTATGTAGGTAAGTTCAAGAGGCGATTTTGTTGCTTTCCATAGATGGGAAACTCCCATTCTATTTATAGCCCACCTTAACTGTGCAAAGGTACTATCTCTATGCGTATTGTAATATCTCCTAATCACAAGTGTACAAGATTTTAATCCATAAGTGTGCCAATACTTCATCATATTATATGGAAACCAGAAAGAGGCGGTTGTAGACTTCTTACTACCTCTGCCTCCTTTAATTACTCTGTAACGCCCTTTGAAATTCCAAAACTTCTTATATCCTTTACCTATTAATTCAGGTAAGCTTTTTTTAGTTTTTAATTCACTCATTGTCATCATCCTTTGATATAGAAACAAGAGATATTGTTATAATTCCGATTAAGGCTCCTACAAATAAACATACTGCATATCCCATTACCTCTTCCTCACCCCTTTATTCGAATTAAAATAATATTGTCTTTGTTTATTTTTCTTTTGTTTAATTGTTAAGGCTTCCCTATATGCAGAATCTGTTGTCATCCTTCTTGCTGCTTCTATCATAAACGGTTTGTTTGGAATGGTTTTTCTTTGCAATAGTCTAATAATAACATAACAGGTCGATAGCTTTTTAAAATGTCCATGATTTTCATGCTTCCCTTTATTGTTCTTGACTATATAATCATCTTTACCTTCTAATATGGTAAATTCCTTAATCACTTCCACGACCCGGCTCATCTATTCGCCACCCTTTTAGTTACTTAATCCTCAAGCTCCTCTTCCCCGGTAAATACAACAGTTCCATTCATGTTTATTGTTTCTTCATTAAATCCTTGCATCTTGTTTAATTCTGCTACAGCATCGATAATACCTTGATTGTTTACTTTAGATGCTCTTCTTAACTTTCTTTGTTTAAGTATTTGCTGTAGATATAGAGGGGCTTCCTCTGGGTTTTCCTGCATAAGCTTTTGTAACGCTTCTAACTCTTCCTCGAAAGCCTTGTTTATTCGTTCTAAATCCTTCTTGTTTACATCTATAACATAACGTAATGTTTCAATGGATTGTTCTCTTGTCCACATTGTCTTTTCTTGTTCTTTTTCTCTCATCTTGTTTAAAAGTTGTTCATACCTTGTTTTAACCTTTTCATTCTTTAACAAACTTGATGCTGCTGAATCTAAGGATGATTCCTTCCATTTCTTCTTAGAAGGATAAGCTTTTAGGTAAGCTTGTCTTTGAGTGCTTCCTTTTAACAATTCCTGTATAAATATTTCTTGTGGTTTTGTTAAAGTATCTTTACTTGATGTTCTTGCCATCTCTTATCCTCCTTTCTATCTTTAACTTATTTCTTCTTTGATTTGTTTTAATTCTTCTATTAAATTACTGGCTTGTTGTTTTGTTAAATTATCTAAGTCTTCTTCTGGTTCCATACCTATTTCTTCATATAGGTATAATATATAATCCTTTTGTTTTTCTGTTATCATTGTTTCATTTATATATCTAAATTTGCCCATATTAGGTTATCTCCTTTACTCAATTCTCTCTATTCCATATTCTACTGCGCATTGATGTTCTATTTTACATCCTCTCGCATTTTCCCACCCTGGAACAAAATAGGCTATATCTGCTTCTGCTAAGTATTCTAATGATTTAGCTAAATAATGTAATGGTTTTTTATCTGGGCCAAAATCATCAAAGAATGTTTCTAATACTTCAACTTCTTCTCCGACTATATCTTTTGCTATATTAATAGCTTCATTTCTTTCCCTTAATATTTCCTCATCTGTTTTACCATTCATGGGTTGGGATATAAATAACTTTTTCATTATTATTCCTCCAATCTATTGCTTGACCGCATAAAACACAATAACTATAATGTTCTTCTATTACACCATCGCATGATTTGCAGTACCATCTTGGGGTTTCTAACTTTTCATCTTCTGATAAATCACACCAGTTATAATATTCTCTTGGTTTCTTCGGTGTTTGCTTTTCTAAGGCGGATATTACCAATTCTGCCTCGCCCCTTGATAACTCGCATCCGTAATATTTATAATCCGGTTCCTTTAATCTCTGTATCAATTCTTCGACAGGCTTATTCATCCTCATTCCTCCTATACATATATTGTTGATTCTTCTTGTTCTTCAAAGTAATACATTTTCCCCGTTCCTTTCTTTTTTCAACAATAAAAGCCTCTCATCAATATCAATAAAGGTTGAAAGGCTTTTAAGTGTTCGAAGTTTGGGTATACTTATCCCTCAATATTATTATATAATATATTTACTTATTGTTCAACTGTTATTTTGCTTTAATTGGAATAAGTCCAAAGCGTAACAGTTCATTGCTACTCTATATACAATTTCCCTTCTCATTACATATCCATTAGGTTCTTCAGTATGTAATAATTCTTCACATACCCATCTATAATGTCCAGCATTGCTAAGTCTCTTTCTATGATGGTCAGCTTCGAAATAGAATTTTTTCATCATCGTCTCATGAGATGTCCCCTTGAAGAATTCTAATGCTTTGTCAATTGCTTGCTTCATTCTTATTTCCGTATCTAATTTACTTTCACTAATATCTTTATAAGCGTATAAACACTTTTCGATATATCGATACTGCCAATTTTCGATAATCCTCATTCCCTCACCTCTATTTAGTTTTTTCGGTTTCGTTCACTTCCCTTTGCTGGACTTCGAATAATGGTTTTAATAATGATTCTGCCATAAACTTTTTAAAGCATATTGCTCCGAAGCCTATTTCTACAGATTCAGGGGTCTTTAGCTTTCTTCCGCATCTCTTACAGATATCACTTCTTCGGTGATTTCCTTGATTTTGAATATTTTCCATTATCGCCACCTTCCTTTCTGTAGCAGGTATAACTACATTGTATTTTCCCTTTAGCCCTATACATATGACAAGGAGCTGGGATAAATTCCTTGCCGCAATTACTGCATTTCTTAAATTCTAAATTCGACCGTGACATATCTTTATTCCTTATAAAACTGAAGCTAATATAAATTCAATGGACATATCCTGTTCAATAGCTCCCGTTTTAATTCCTTTCTCAGTTTCTCTTATAATCCTTATGGATTTCACCAATTCTGGTATGCTATAATGCGTCCCTTTCTCCTTTGCTAACTTAACTTGCCAAGGGGTCAACCCAGTTCTCTTAGTTATCTCAGCTCCTTCTCCAGCGCTTTGAACCAATAGCATTGACCTAAAGTTTGTATACAATAAACTGATAATCCCAAGAGGACTTTCATTAACTGCCATTAATTCCTCCAATAATGTATAACTTCTATTTATTTGACGTTTACATATTGCATCTATTAATTCAAATATAACATCTTTAGGGGCTGTATATATTAATTTATCCTTAACCGCTATCTGATAAGCTGTATCTATGTCGCAATTTCTTGCATTGGCTAAATGCTTTAACTTATCACATTCTAATAATATCCTACTATAGTTACAATCGCATAGTTCTGCGAATTGCGCACCTTTCTTTATATCTAATCCAATTTCTTTCTTAATATACTTGGCCAATACTTCGGGACTAAGTTTTTGAAATTCCGTAATCATATCTGCATGATGCTTATAGAATTTATTCCTCTTATCTAAGTTACTATATACTAATATGATTATATTATTACCTTGTACAAGTCCATTATTTAAGCTATCCCATATCTTCTCTTGAGCTAAATAATCTTTATCATCCCGAATAACATAACAGCTTGGCTTATTGATAAACGATTGATTTTGTAATTTTCCGAATATTGAACCTACACTATCTACACGCTTGGCCTTTGAACCTGCAATCTTTGCTATCTTATCAATATAGATATTCATTATAGCGATTTCTTCCCCAGTAAAGATATAAAGAGGTTGTAGAGTTTTCTTAACCAATTGTTCTTTGAGTTCATGTAATTGCATCTTTTGGTATCTCCTTTCTTCTCACATTCTTGGCAGACCGTTCTGTCTTCCGGTACATATTCACCACAAAGGACGCGCCGATCTTTGCACCTTATGACTTTCTATGCGTTCCTTTGCTATTTCAAAGTATTTATCATCCAGCTCTATACCGATGAAGTTTCGGTTAGTATTCACACAAGCCACTCCTGTTGAGCCTGAACCCATGCAATTATCTAAAACTGTTTCTCCCTCGTTGGTATATGTCTTGATTAAATACTCCAATAGGGCTACTGGTTTTTGGGTTGGGTGCACTCTTTTAGAATTATTACACTCATTCGACGCTCTATTTATATTTAATAAATTTACTGGATATTTTTTATCATATATTTTTTGAGACAACGAATTGTCTGTACTTGTAAATCTACTGTTTTCACTAATTCTTTTATTTTGTTTCCAATTTCTTGAATCTATAACCTTTTCTCTTTTCTCCATTTGTGGATTGTAAATAGGTGGCTTTTTATAAAATACACTAATCGTTTCAATAACCCTCATTGGTTGTTTTTTGACCGCCGAAAACCCTGTTCCTTGTACTTTATTCCAATACCAATCATATTTATAAAGTTTTATATTACTCATTCTTAACGCACTTGAGAACGGTTCACTACCGAATAGAACTATTGCCCCATTATCCTTGATAATCCTCTCATATTGTCCCCATAATGGCTCAAAAGGAATAACTATATCCCATTTACAAGCAGTAGTTCCATAAGGTAAATCACATAAAATCATATCAACCGATTTGTCTGGTATGTCTTTCATCAGTTGGAGGCAATCGCCATGAAGTAGTTTCACTTTATCCCTCCTTTATCCATATTCCCCTCATCTCCAATATCCACATATCAATTGTAGAACTTTTATTTATGCCTGTAATATTGATTTGAGATAGGTACTTACTTGTTATAGCTATACTATCTCTATATTGTTGTATAGGCTTTGTATCCATTTTCTTTCGACATATATACATTATAGTTCTAAGAAATAATGCTATATCCCATCCACCGTCATCTTCCTTATAACTTAATTTTAATCCAATCTTGAATGCATTTGCCCCATTTACTATTCCTATATTATCTACCACTGTTTTAGCGAAATCATAGAATGTTAATATATCATATCTTACCAACGTATCCACTTCCCCAGGGACAGTACAAATATTTGAAATGATTTCCTGCTCTTCCTTTGTTAACTTATATTCTTTATCTTCTGCATATTTCATTAGGTCTGCAGGAGTATAAGGGTCTATATTTAGAACAGTTGCTCTACTCTTTAGAGTTGCTAATGTGTTATTAATATCTTGTAAAGTCATTATAAAATAGGCTTTACGTGGAGGTTCTTCTGTAATCTTTAGTAATGCATTCTTTGCAGCTGGACTCATCTTATCTACATCAGCTAATAGATAAACAATTGGTTCTGTTTGCTTATAAGCTAAGTCGATGATTTCTCTTACATTGTCTACCTTAATATTACTATTAATTAAATGAGCATCTAAGGCTTTGGCAATTCTGCGGGCTATTGTTTTTCGCCCGCTTTGTTTATTGCCGCAGATGATAGTAAACCGAGGAAATCCAGCTTCAATCATTTTATCTATTCTTGTTAAAAGTCTTTCCTGACCTATCATCTTTATTCCTCCTGACATAATAAAATTATAGTAGCTTCAATTAATGGCTTAGGGCTTGGCTCCCATTTAATGTCTGCATTTAACTTAATGATTTCTGCTAATAATTCCTTAACAAAATCATAGGTTTCATCATCCCAAGCATCTAACCTATCCACATAAGTTGATGGTATTTGTAGATATTCAAATCCTTCAAGTAAATAATACTTATAAGCATCTAATACAAAGTAGCTATATTGTTTAATAAATTGCTTTAAATCTGTGCCACTTCTATGAGCTTCTTCTATAATGGTAACAGCGTCCCCAGCCCTCATATCTATGATAGCATCGGTTAAATCAAACATTACCTCATAATCAATAGTTCCAAGAGCCTCTACAACGTGTTGTACATTGATATCAGGACTGAAACTAAGACATTTATCCAGTAAAGTTATCGCATCTCTCATTCCACCATCCGCTAATTTAGCTATGTAACCAAGGGCTTCTATGTCATAAGTAATTGCTCCATCTGGGCCACCATCATTTAATATTTCTTCATTCTCCATATCAAGAATATGTTTTAATCTATTAACAATGGAGTCATGAGTAATACGTTGGAAGTCATATCTTTGAACTCTTGAAATGATGGTTGCTGGTATCTTTTGAGGGTCAGTTGTACAGAAGATAAACACTGTCTGAGCTGGCGGTTCTTCTATTAACTTTAGCATTGCATTCCAAGCTCCAGTTGACAACATATGACACTCGTCTATAATATAAACTTTGTAAGGAGCATCTAAGGCCTTGAATTTAGCATTCTCGATGATTTCCCTTACATTCTCTACACCATTATTAGATGCAGCATCTATCTCTATTGGATTACCTTTATTACCATTAATTTCGTTTGCAAATATTCTTGCGCAAGTGGTCTTTCCAGTTCCAGCTCCACCTGTAAATAGATAACAATTTTGATGAGTGTTTGTTCTTAATTGCTCCTGCAATATCTGTTTCACGGAACCTTGCTCTACCACATCATCAAATGTCTTAGGACGATATTTTATAGCAAGTGCTTTCATTATTTATTCCCTCCAAACATTTTATCAAATAGATTCCTTAACTCTTCCGGCATTTCTTCATGGTTTTGACATTGCTTACAATTATCATTACAAGTTTGTTCTTCATTGATATCCCCTATAATATCTCCAAATAGATTAGCTAAAATAGATTTCGGTGGATTTTCTTCTTTCAGCTCGACCACTTCGCTAAATTCTGCTAATAATTCAGAAGTCGTAGAACCCTCTAACTCAGCCATTCTTTCTATGATAGTTAATAGACCTGACTTAGCTGCTATCTTACTACCGCTTACCTCGATTGTTACTTTACCTTCTTTGTTCAGTTCAAATAGTACCTTTGCCGTCGTGTTCATCATATTATTTTTCCTCCTTAAAATTAATCATCATTTGGTCTACATTAACGCCTCTGTTCAATAATTCATTTCTCAATGCTTGATGTAATTCACTGCCATACCAATAGTCTTTTAACTCTTGAATGCTCATTGAGGTGATGTTGCTCATACTCAATTTGTAATCATTCTTGGTTGGCGTCCAAACTCTCATTGATGTAATATCATCGATTAATAAAGTCTGAATTAAAGTTGGTTTCCTCTCAAACATCGCTATAATGTTTAGGATATGATTGGTTTCTAAATCTTCGATAGTGATGGCTTCTCCTTGAGCGGTTACCCAATACTCTGGATTGTCAAATCTCGTGCTAATCATATCTCTTCCTCCTCTAAATAAGTTTGTAATTGCTTAAAAAGTGATTCACTTATTATATAGAAGTTTTCAGGATTATTTAAACCTCCAAAGTTAAAAACTATCGACCAATATGGTTTTCCCATAGCAAAGGCTTCTTCTTTAAGTTTATCTATCCAATCTCTTTTAATACTCATAGATTGTTTTTCCGTCGTAGCTGTTTTACATTCTATACAGAAATGTTTCGTGCTAACATCCCCCTTAAAAAAGGGCGTTGCCCCGCTGTTTGATTGCCTTTTTCCTTTTAGGCTTTTTGCTACTCTTGACTCCTGCGCTTTGCTGTATTTTCTTGTATTCAATATTATCGATAACTCCTTTCTGACCTGCTATATTTAATAGTTGCTGAGCTTTTCTTGTTACCCATGGGTCTTGTAAGGGTAAGAATGCTCCAGTACTGGCATCCCAATCTTTAAAAGCTTCTGCAAAACATACCCTCTTTGCTATATCAGGATTATCCCTTTGCAACTGTACAAGCTCCCTACCCCACTCATCAAACTGACTATCTGTTATTAATGAAGAGTCCATATCATAATAGAGTTTACTATGAATAAGCATTTGTAGTCTTCGCCGTTGTATTAGTTCAGCTATTGATAATTCTTCATCTGTATATTGACCTGGTTGGATAAATAGATTACCGTTATCTTTCTTCTTTTCCTTGATTTGAAATAATGACATCTACCCACCTTCTTACCAATTTATTAATCTATATATTCAGATTCCCCAAACAATTCTTCCATAAGCTCCGGGTCTTCAAATGGGTCACAGTCGTTACACTGTCCTGCCAAGTATTCTACCTCGTTATATAGCTTTCCACAGTTTTCGCAATATTGTTTTTTCATTACTGTTTCCTCCTTTTGATATTCTTTGCATTCATATCCAAATACTGCTCTATATCCTTTCAAACAGGTTTTCTCTCTTACCGTTCTTTTCCTATTATGTTTACAGGTCTGACACCCTTCTTTCATTTAATCTAACCTCCTATCCTCTAAATAAGTTTCTTCCTCTTCTTCCATTGTTCTATGGCTGCCAAACGTATCTTTTCTTTTGCCTCCTCGGTATGTTTGAAGGCCGGTTTATCCTTTATGGTCTTCTTTACCGAATTACTTATTTTTTGTTTGGTTGAATCTGATACTTTATGCCCTTTTAGGGCTTCTGATATTTTTCTTTTGGTCTCCTCGCTCCGGGGTTTTCCTTTTCTTGCTTCACTCATTTTTTTCCTGGTTTCTTCCGAAGCCTTACTGCCAGTCCTTAGTTTTGACATATATTGCCTACGCTCATCCGTCCATGCTCTTTTTATACCCTCCGAATTTCGCGCGACCCAATCAGGGTCCTGTCTAAGTTTCTTAGTATTCTCAGACATTATTTTTCTGGTTTCATCACTAAGCTTCCCTCTGCTTCCAGCTTCTCTAAGATTATAATTTGCAGGATTATTAATACCCCCATAAAAATCAATCCAGAACTGCTCTCTTTTTACTAAATCCTCTTCTGCACATTCTTCAAGAATACCAAATATGAAATTAGCCTCTCCATGTTTATTCCAAGCGTTTTGTAAATACCGGTTTTGGTGATATCCTCCATTTAAGGCTTCTTTATGGTCCCTAAATCTTTTATAAATATCAATAGATTGACCGATATATACTTTTCCCGATTTTAAGTTTGTAATATGATAAATACCGACCATTATATAATTACCTCCTTTTCTTTTATTATATAATAGTCGGGTTGGTTAATCAATACTTTCCTGCCTTATTAATTCAAATTTCTCCAAAGCACTTTTGATAATCCAGCCAGTCCATTTGATTTCCTTGAGCTGTTCCTGCATATCTTTAACAGCCGCTTTCAATTCTTCATCAGTTTCAAATGGATTAGTGTAATTATGTCCACCACATTCTGGGCCAATCCCAAAGAACTTACTTACATTATTAGTAAGACGCTTTCCACATTTCATACAGTTATGAGTAATCTCTTCTGTAATTTCACCCCATAGTTCCATCTGAACCATTCCTCGAGTTTCTTTAAGTTTTCTACCTACCATAATTCTCATGGGCATTGGTACTCCATTATTCCACTTATCATGGAAGTCGAATTCAG